CCCACCGTTCTTCCCACCATTCTTCCCACCATTCTTCCCAAGCTTCTCAAGTTGTTCAACAGCTGGCAACTATTGTGGAGCCGACGCAGGTGGTGCCCCATGCTGTGGAGGAGCAGGCTCATGTGATTTCTTTTCTTGTTTTGGAATTACAGGTTATGCTTGCGGTGGCAATGGTTTCTGTTAAAATTGTTAAAAAATAATAACTATGATATAGTTAAGGTACTATATAGGATATGGAGTTGATATGTTAATAACTGAAGGACTTGTAAAAAAGGGTAAAGTAATAGCTTTTATTTCTGATGGCATTGTAGAATATGTATTACATTCTGTACCACCTTTGCCAGAAATTCTTGCTCAAGGATACACTTTTGTAGATAATACACAAGACTACCCAGACTTACCTTTAGGTAAGTTTAAAATTGAATTAACTAGCACAGAAGGCATAGTTTTGCCAATTTTATCAGATGAAGCTACTTATTCTGTTTTAAAAAGCAATCTTTTGGCAGTAGAAGTTCCAGAAGGATTAGAAGTTAGAATGGGTTGGAAATACCAAGATTCTGTCTTCTCTCAAGATTAAACATGTCTGAAAAAACTCCTTGGGAAATATATAAAGAAAAAAACAAAGATATGGTTGAACACCTATCTAAAACTGTAAAACCTTGGGATATGATTAATCCTAATGCTGAAAGAGCAGATGAATCTTTATCAAATAAAAGGTATGATATTTGTAAATCATGCCCAGAGTTAATTAAGTTAACTAAACAATGTAAAAAATGTGGTTGTTTTATGGCAGCTAAAACTAAACTTCTTAGCGCTACTTGTCCTTTAGATAAGTGGTAGCACTAGCCTTATTTTGCTTTAAATAGCTTTTTCATGCTATAATAAATTATAACCTTAAAAGATGGGGATCTTATGGATATTTATGATGAAAATGAAAATCATTGGTTTACAAAAGACAGGTCTGAAACAGCTTCAGATAGAGTTGCACGATTAATGCCTCAAAGCAATATTTCAATTAGCAATCCAGGATTAGGACTAAACATTTATCATAATGTTTTTTCTAAAGATGATTCAGAAAGATATATCAATACTCTTGAGCACAATCTTTCAGGAGATAAAAAATATAAATGGTCAGAGGCTAAAGTTACAAACTCTGATGCTCCTATTAAAAAAGCAAGAGATTGTGTAGACTTTAAATATAAGCAAGAAAATCTTGGGCCAATGGATGAGTCTAATGAAGATTTAATTGATCTTCATGAAGAGATTTACCAAAAGTTAAAGATGTGTGTAGATGATTATGCACACTATTGGGGTATAAATGTTACATACTATGAAGCATTTAATTTTGTAAAATATGAAGGTGAAGGAACTCACTTTAATATTCATGCTGATCATGGCCCTGCTTATAATTGTACAGTCTCTGCTGTTATCTATATTAATGATGATTATGAAGGCGGAGAGATTAAGTTTCCAAGATTAGATAATTTCGTTCATACTCCAAAAGTTGGAGATATAGCTATCTTCCCTTCAAACTATATTTATGAACATGCCTCTTTGCCAATGAAAACAGGAACAAAATATTGTGTTGTTATTATGACAGATATTAATGAACTGAGCCATTAATGAACAAGTTGGCAATTTTTAGATCTTTTAGGCCTTGGCTAAATAAGGATAGTGTTTCTGTCCCAGCACCAACACAAAATGTTATTCCTCAATGGTATAAAGATGCCGATAGATTTGCAAAAAATCCAATTAACAATGAATATTACAATGCACCAAAACAAACTTGCCCCTTCCCAAAAGAAGGTACAGTAGATGATTATGGAAAAATTCCTACATGGAAAGCATGTCCTGCAATCATGGATGCATTTTCAACTGGATATGTTTTTAAAACTCCTTGCGATTTAGTATTTTCTAAAAACGCACAAGGAGTTATTGGTGTAAAGATTGAAGATAGTAGATATCAAGATTTCTGTACTCAAAGACCACCGATGCCACAGTTTGAGCATCCAAAAGGATTCTATGAGCACCATTTTGCTTGGTCTTCTGATTGGGGGCTAGAGTTACCAGAAGGATATAGTGCTTTGTTTATGACACCAATGAATAGATTTGATCTGCCATTTTTAAACACAACAGGAATTGTTGACTCAGATAAGGTTCATTTGCTTGGAAGCTTTCCATTCTTTATTGCAGAAGGTTGGGAAGGAACAATTCTAGCAGGCACTCCATACCTACAAGTCTTACCATTTAAAAGAGAAAACTGGAAAAGTGAAGTAGAGATATTAGGACAGGCTGAGATTTATGATAAAATGTTTAACAACATGAAGTTTTATAGACAGCCTGATGGCGGGGTATATAAAAATAAAGTTTGGTCAAGAAGAGAATACAAATAAGGAGAATAAAATGGAAACATGGACAGAAAAAATAGACCTTGGTGATGGAATCTTTTGTTACAAGGGCGTAATCAAAAAAGAAATTGATGTAATAAAAAGACTTGAAAGTAATCTTAAACCAGAAGGAGATACTACTGGATACAGCTGGCAACCTGCATATGTAGGATACAAGCAATTAATGCCAGACTATAGAGATTGTAATGATTTTAAATTTAAAAAAACAGACATTGAAAATGATAAAAGTCAAGTTAGCTTAAACCTTCAGTCGCTTTGGCAAGATCTTTATGATGTAAAATTACCAGCAGTAGAAGATTATTGCAGAATGTACAATATTCATAATTTAAAATATTGGGAAGCTTTTAATTTTATTAAATATGGTCAAGGTCAACACTTTATGGAACACCACGATCATGGATTTTCTTATAACTGCACAGTCTCTTTAGTTTCATATCCAAATGATGACTATGAGGGCGGAGAGCTTTTCTTTAGACTGCAAAATTTAAAAGTTAAGGCAGAAGCTGGAGACTTGTTTATTTTTCCATCAAACTTTATGTATCCACATCAAGCAATGCCAGTAACTTCTGGAACAAAATACTCTATTGTTACAATGCTTGATTATAGTAAAAAGTTTCACACCCCAGAAATGTATAGTGCAGAGGCAGACTAATGTTTAATATCTCAGTTGAAAAAACACAGGGAGCTTTGTTTGATATTCAGCCTATGTCAATTAAAAGAGACTGGATGGACGTAACATCAGAAGGCCATGCCTATAGATGTTTTCCAGTAACCCAATCAAACGTAATTGGCTGGAGTCTTTCTTGTGTAAAAGATATTGAGTTTATTTGGGATGGAGTTAATGATCAGAGTTCAGATCATATTGAAATATTTAGTCCAGAAGGATCTTATTCTGGAAGAGGTCAATCTTCTGTAAGCTTAAATACTGGTTTGGTTTTTAGAACAGATAAGGATGTTAGTATTTTTACTATTAATCCAGTAAATTATTTTAGTGATGAGTTTGAGACGATGTCATCTTTAATAAGTACATCTTTTTATGATAATCCTTTACCTTTAGCTATTAAAGCAAAAACAGCAAACAAGAAAGTAGTTATCAAAGCTGGAACCCCAGTTGCTACAATCATTCCTATATCTTTGTCAAATTTAAATGGTACAAACATTGAAATTGTTAATTATGAAGATCAAGATAGAAAAAGACTAGAGGCAAACATGTCCTATGGGTCTGCTGCACAAGAAATAAACAAAGTCGGGAAATGGACAGATTGGTATAGAGATGCCGTAAATGAAAAAAGAGAAACCCAGGGATCTCATGAGGTAAAAACATTAAAACTAGGTGTAACAGATAATACGAAGGGTGATATAATATAAATATGGAACAAAATAATGAATCATATACAGTAGTTAAAAGAACACCATCTATAACTCCATCTGGTTGGTTTGGGGATAGCAAAGACATGATTGTTGAGCTAGAAAACTTTATGACCGAAGAAGAAATAGAGTTTTTAGAAAAGGCTGCCAAATCTTTAACAATTTGGGATGTAACTCAAAGCCATACAAATGAAAATGGAACTGTTACATATGACTCAGATTATTGGAAAGATAGAGTTGCAACTCAGCCAACTTTAGATAAAAATGATCCTAAAATATCACCAATAGTTGCTGGCCTATTTAAAAGATTAAAACCAATTGTAGAAGAGTTTTATAAAGTAGAAGTTCACCCAACTGGAACAACCATTGTTAAGTGGCTTCCTGGACAATTTCAAAAACCTCATGCAGATAAAGAATTACATGAAGGCCCAGATGCTGGAACTCCAAACGATTTTCCCAACTATGATCTTTCTAGTTTGTTTTATTTAAATGACGACTACGAAGGTGGAGAACTATACTTCCCACTACAAGGTGTGCAGTTTAAACCTAAAAAAGGTGCTGCTTACTTTTTCCCAGGGGATAAAAATTATATTCATGGAGTTACTGAGATTAAGAGTGGCATAAGATTTACATGTCCATTTTTTTGGGAAATTAAAAAACACACAGGAGAAAGACAACCATAATGACATATCCTTGGCCCAATAATAACCTTGAATCAATAGAGATATATCCTAAGATATTTGTTTATAAAAATCTTTTTAAAAACATAATTGATACCTATTCACAATTAAAAAATTCTAATGGAGATGAAGATGGTCTTTTTAG